ATAGTTTCACCAATCGTACGACGCTGATTAGTCTTTTCGGACTGTTTCCACGTTTTAGTGTCGCCGGGGCTCAGTTGGTCCTTGAGCTTTTGCCAACCTGAACGAGTATCTACCTTCGGTTTGATGGACGGTGAAGGTATAGGCATACCGTTATTTGCAACGGTAACGTTCGGTCGGGCTTGCGGTTGAGCGATTTTGAGTGACGGTTGAGCCTGTGGGCCGGCAATACTAATAGGCTTGCTCTGGACTGGTTGAGCAACTTTTATAGGGTTCTGGCGGACCTGCGAGGCCTGACGTTGAGCGGCTTGAGCTTGTGCGGCCTGTGCTGCTTGTTGAGCACGGCGGCGTCGCTCCTCCTCCTCACGTTGAGCGTCGGCGTAGGTTTTGCCACCGGGTACTACCTGATAGGCAACCCCTTTTGCGATTGACCCTAGTTTCTTTAAGAAATTGGGGATCATTGGTTACCCCCTTATTGGACTACTAATGCTTGTTCTGGGTTAGGCTGACTGCCCGTTGCTCCAAGTTGCTGTTCAAAGTAGTCCATCCAAGCGGCCGGGTCTTGGCCGGCGTCTGAGATAGTCTGCTGTGCTATAAACCTCTTGGCCTCTGGGTTTGCGTTCGTACCGGCTAATCGTGCCAACTGGTCCTTGAGTGCCGCATTGCCGGCGTCGGCAGTTTCAGGAGCGATCTTGTTCAGATTATCACGGTATGCACTTGAGGTGAGTAGGCCGGCTCCGGTAGTTTGCAGTTGCTTAACGGCTTGATCTACTGACTGTTTGACGCTTAGAAGGTCACCGACATCATTGTAGTCGTTGAGGTTGAAATTAGGACGAGCACCGGCAAGTTGAGCTTTTTGCTCACTAGCGAATTGGCCAACACTTGCGACATCCTGCTCCTCGGCTTGGCCAAGGTTGCCATAGGCAGTATCAAAGGCGTTTTTAGCGGTCCCTTGTTCGTTAGCACGGTATGAGCTGTTGTAGGCTCCACGAGCGGACATTTGATTATCAATTTGGTTGGATGTATCACCGTAGGTCTGAGTAAGCGTTTCTTTGGCTTGCTTGTACTTCTCGGCAAACTCACCCTTTTTCTGTTGAGCTAAAGCGTCTACCTTGCTCATTGCGTCGTTGAAAGCGGCCTCAAAGGCACCCATTAGGCCGGATACTTCACCACGTACACGAGCGATATTGGCCGGGTCCTTATTTGGGTCGTAAGCCGCACCCGAACCGCCACCATAAGCACCGTACAAACCGGCCTCAGGCACGGCCACATTGGCACTCTGCACTTGTGGTTCACCGCCGCCACCAACGGCAGGGGCCGGCTGATTTACGGTAACGAAACCGCCGGGGATAGGTCCACCGCCGGCACTAGGGCTCCATACACGGTTAGGGTCGGAAATAGCACGTCCGGCCTCTGTTAGTCTTGATGTTCCTGCACCGGGTGTTGCGTAGTCATAAGTTCTACCGACAAACCGGGTTGCTTGACCGGTTGCGGATGATATAAAGCGTGGGATTTTCACCGTATTAGTTCTCCTCGTGATATTTTTAAGCTGTATTGGCGGTTCATTATCCCTCTAGCGTCACGGAGGTTATGCTTTACTTTTAATTGTACATCAGATATGACCATTTAGTACACTCTCAGTTCTGCCGGGAAGTTGTTACGGCCGTATGGTCGGTAGCCTATGTTATAGCCCAAAAGCACGAAGTTTTCGCCGGGGTTACTGTTCTCAACCTTGATTTTTACGGTCCGGCCGTTTTCACCAACATTGATACGAATTGGTACATTGTTAGTCGTTAGAGCGGCCGGTGAGGTCCCGGTTTCTGACGATCCACCAAGTAATGCACGTCCGATACCGGCACGGCCTAAACCACCGGAAAATGAGTTGCCGGAGATATTATAGTTCTTGACGATACGGCCACCATCAATAGTAATGGTTACCTTCACGGAGCCCCGTAACTGTCTGAATAACAGAGTAATATCAATGAAACGCTTAACTACGTCAAAGGCCTTGAAGTCGTAGGCCTTGGACTCCCAGTACATCCCGATACCTTCACCACCGTCAGAATAGCCGGATGTTTGCCGCCACACTGTTGCGGTATTTTCGTCGGCGTAATACAGGTCCTCCTCGTTGCCCTCATCAATGAAGGTCGTAAAGGCATTGGCGTTGATATTATCCTGTTGGAGCCAAGCTGTGTAGTTGCGGTGATAGGTATAGACTCGGTTGTTTGTAGCATTGTTACCGACAGGTACGGCACCCCAGTAAGTATTATCGTGCCATATACCGGCGGCCCGGCCTAGGTTGAGCGGTGTAATAGCCTTAACGAACGGCCTGATCCGGATAGATAGCTCATTGGTACGCAACTGGTCAAAGAACTGAGGTTGAGTACCGAATACGTACCAACCGTTACGGCTTAGGAATACTAGGTCATTGTCCATAGTATCTATAGAGAAGTGACTAACACAACCGATAGAGTTTGTTACAAGTTTTACAACAGGGTTACCGGTGCCGTCAAACTCTAGTGAGTAGATGGACTTTTCCTTAAATATGATAAGTAGAGTTAGGTACTTGGCTAGTCCAGTAATACGGTCGCCATCATCTTTAGCAATATCAATATAAGCGGCGTCACTGCCGGCAAACGTGGACGCTCCGGGGTGAGTGGAGGCGTCATATACAGAATAAGCACCGGTCCCGGTTGGGTTGGCGTTGGTGAAGTCGGCCACATCAGTACCGCTTGAAACATACAGGCGGTTAGGTTGGGTTTCCACGCCGGATACGATCTGTTTATCAGCATAATAAATACCAAAGGCCGACTTTACAGTAGTAGTCGGTTGAGTCAGTGTGAGCCCGGATAATTGAGCGGCGGCCTGTTCTTTAGTGTGCACGAACAGCTTACCTTGGGCCTGTACGCCGCATACTTGATCCACTGGCGTAAAGGTCACGCCGGTAATATCAGTCCATACATTGTTATTCAGGTACTTTAGAGTGTCGCCATCAAGTGTAATGAGTTTCGGGTCGGCACCAGTCGGATAATAGCTCATAAGGCCTCGTGGTGCGTTGTCTAGGCCCGTACCGACCTCCTCCCAACCGTAACGCTTGGAAATGGCACCCGACTCAATGATATTACCGTTCATTGAGCCTGAGGCCTCCTGATCGCTAATAAACTGCTCGGATACGTAAACGTTGATACCCTTGCCGGGGTTCAAGTAGCGTTGCTCGGCTACGGGCCTACGAATACGGCGGCGTCGGTTGCGGACTCCGGATATTTGTAAGCTCATTACCGTTGCCCTATATAACCGTTATTTACGTCACGTGCCGACTGTGCAAACCGTTGCGGCCGGGTGCGGTTCTGACGCTCAATAACCTCTCCTACTTCCTGTTTTAACTGGTCCTCCTCCGGTGCAGTATCCGCCTCCGGGTCTTGGGCCTGACGGTAATAGATAAGGCCGGCCTTGGCAATTAGCATACGAGTAAACGGTATAGCTTGATCGGCACTGATAGTAGGAGCCTCATAAAAGGTAACGTTCAGCGTGGCACTGGGCTCAGTCGTTTTGATCTGCCACTCGTTATCCTCGGTACGTTGTAGGTGCCACTTGGTGTCGCCTTGGTGATATTGGCTAAACTCACTGGCAAAAACGTAACCGTACTCCCCACCCGGAGTGCCGTCACTGACCGTTTCTATCGCCGGAACGATACCCAACTCATAGTCGGATAGGTCCACAATACCGTCAGCGTCGGCTGTGAATTCAACACTAATTTTGGCCATATCAAAGTCAAAGGCCCGGTATAAGCGTTCAATACCACTGGTAATATAGAAAACCCACCGTGTCTTTTCGGCGGTCGGTACAACTGTCTGGTTTAACAGATAGGCTAAGGCTAGTAGTGCGTCATCAAGTGTTACTTCCGGTGTCATAGTTTTACCCTAGCGTCTTGCCCTTCATAATAATCAGTTACTTCCTCAGGTACAGTATATTCCGGAAATGCTTTACAAACCAGTCGCCAGTTTTTGCGGTACTCTTTGCCCTGAGTCATTGCTAAGAAGTGCGGATCAACTCGTTTTAAGAAGTCCTTGAGGCCGGACCGGCCGAACGGTTCAGGGAATATAGATAGCAACCGCATTGATGTATTTTTATTGACCTTCTGGCCGTGAGCTAGGCCCAATGCGGCTTTGGAGCGGCCATATTTCTTGTCATACACCTGTCCCTTGGCCTCTGCCACCTCCTGACAGGCCTCACGGTGTGCATTAGCGTTAGCCGGGCTCAGAGCTACCCATACATTACGTGCTGCGATCCACTTTTGCGGTCTTGGCATTTTCATTAAAGCGTCTACAACCTTGAGGGCTGTGAGTCGTTTATCTACAGCCGCTTGGGCCTCGGCGTTTCCTTCTAAAAGGATCAGTGGCTTATTCATAGATGATAGACTCCCTAATGATTATTCGCTCGTTAGGGGTGAGGGAGGCTTGGAGCCTACCCCACCCCGGCGTAGTTACAACTGTTAGGCTGCAAGTACGTCAAACGCTAGAGCGTTGGCGTTTTCGGCACGGTTTTCAACCGTAAGTTCACCGACCACGTGGCCCTTAGTACTGTTACCAGTCTTGGCCAATTCTTCCTCGTGTGGTTTTTCACCGTAGGCAATAGCCCACTTGTCCACTTCAAGCAATGCTGCTTTGAACGAGGTTGCGTTCTGGTCGTCAATGAACCGGTGAAGGTGAACATCAATCACTTCAAAGTCGCCTTCGTAAGTGCGTACGGTGTTCATTTTCTTACCAGTCTTTGCGTCGTACTGGTTGTCGCCTTCGGTAAATGAGCTAGTGACACGCTTTAGGGCAGGTCCTACGAATAGGTCCTTAGGGTGACCACCCTCCCACCAAGCAAGCTCAGAAAGGTCATTAAGCATATCCTCGTCGTACACATCAGTATCGTTACCATCAATGGTATTGGTACTAATGCCTTCAAGGATACCCTCCATTTTACGAGCGGTGGAGGCATTACCGGCCTGACGGACTGAACGGACAATTGCCAACTCGGCGTCATTGCCCCACTCCTTCATAGCTTTATCGCCTTCGTGGGCGTATCGGTCCTCAAAACCTGCGTGTTTTACCCAACGCTCAGTGTCAGATACGCTAAATGGTATCTCAACGATCTGAGTAAGGTTATCAACACGTGTAGGACGGGTACGGTCACCGAATACGGTGTCAGCACCTTCAACCACTGCGTTAGTGGCCGGAGTTTTGAGCTCCTCAACTAAGGTAACGTGAGTCGTGGACTCAGCCTTAGTCTTTTTGAGGTTCTTTAAGAACCAGTTTTCAATCGGACTAATATTTTCTATTTCGTCGGCAAGGTCCTCACGGATCGCTGCGTCATCATAGGTTTTCTCTGGAGCGGCCATAGCTTTATTTCCTTTCTATGGTAGTTAGCTATCTATTATTACAAACGTACAGAAAATGGAGCGAACCACTCAACCTACTAATTCCTACGAGTTACGGGCTGCACGTCGGAGTTTCATAATCTCCTCACGGCCTTCACGGGCTACATCCGGGTTAGAGGATAGAGCTTTCTTACGAGCGGACTCATAAGGTGAAACTTGTTTGCCCTGACTACTTTTACCACCTGAACTCTCAGGGGTGCCGGCACGTTCAACACGGCGGCGAGTCTTTGCTGACTGGTAACCTGACTTGGCTGCTTTTTTCAACATCCGATCCGCTTTTTTCATTGCTGCAATCGGGCTGATATAAGGACCGGTTCCGTTCTTGTAATCCTCAATAGATCGCAAGTGTAGGTCCCTAGCATATGTAGCATAGTCCTTGGACTTGGCCACTGCCGGGAACTTCTGGAAACCTTTTTGCCAATCAGTAGTTAGCTTTTCACGTGTCTTAGCTACAGTTTCATTGTCTTGCGAAAATGCCTGTTGAGCTTGATTTATACGCTGTTGGACGTACTCCTCAATCTTGGCGTTGGCCTGATCCGGTACGATAGCACCGTTGGCGTCACGTGGTAGGGTTCGTATGTCAAGGGGCGTTGCACCCGTACCCGGTTGTTGTGCTCCACCACTGTTAGGGGTAAAGCCCGGAGGGGCAAAATCATCAAGGTCGTCGTCATCCTCTAAATCCTCGTCGTCGCCTTCATCCTCACCGTTCGGTGAGTTAGGGTCTGCCGGGTTTTGGTTTTCACCGCCACCGTTAGAGTCGTCGCCGTCCTCTGGGACACCCTGATCTCGGTTGTCCGTTCCATTATCCGTACCTTCGTCGTTGTTTTGATCTGGCACGTTATCTAAATCTTGGTCCTCGTTGGGGTCCATATATTTTCTCCATTTTCGCCGTAAGGCTTATTACTTTAATTATAGTCATAACCACTAGGGTTATGCAACTAATCTACTGCTACGAGCCGTCCACCGTCCGAAACTGACTGGTAGATACCCACCACGTCAAGTGTTCCGTCGCTTAGGTCTGTAGTACCGATCTTGAGGTAAACCTTTTGACCGTCTGAGATTAGCTGATGAGGTGTTTGATATGGTGCCGTAAGGGCTGCAACAAGGCCGGTTTTATCAACCGCCGATCCCTGAGTAATGGTAGTGGCAACAATTGAAGGTATTAGGTTGTCGTCGTCTACTGACGTACCGACTTTGATAGTTCCGGAGGCACCGGCAGGAGTTTCAACAGAAAGTAGGTTTACGGCCACCATTACGTCGCCGTGAGCCTCAAAACAGGCTATTCCGTTTGAGCTACCCTCACCACCGCCACCGGACGTTTCTACGACGCTCATAGCGGTTACGAGGCCTGAGCCATCATTAGCGGCTGTATCGGCTACTGTGGCCAGTGCTACGGCCTCAGGTGTGGCGTCCCACTCGGTTTTTAGTAAGTCACCAGTGGTTGTAATCACGCCGCTACCGTCGGTCCCAAGGCTTACGGTGATAAGCCGCTCATCCTCATCAACATCAACGCTCAATACTGCGTCATTTTCACCCGGATCAACGTATCGGATACGTATACCGTTACCGGCAAGCCCGGACTCTACGGCAGTATAGGTAAGACTGTTGTTGGTACCCGTTGGGTCAATAACTACTGTTGCGGCGTCAGGTATAGCACCCGTGCCGTCTTTGCCACCAGATAGGTTGGTAGCGGCCATAGCGGTTACGACACCAGAACCATCATTAGCGGACTTATTGGTAACGTTTACAAGGGCTGCGGCGTCAGTATTATCCTCAATGGCTGTGATAACTTCTGCGGCAGTAGTATCAATGGCGTATGCGGCACCCGGAGTAGTTGTAGCGACGCTTGCGACTCGGAGGCCGGCGGCGTTACCTGTGATAGTAGGCTGATTAGTAGCGGCCATAGCACCGGTGAAGGTGACTAGGAAATTACCGCCAGAACCAGTTACGGTACCTGCGGCGTCATCCCAGTTAGATAGGGCCCGAAGTGCTGTAAGTAAGTTAGCGGCTGAAATGTTATAGGCCAGTGCACTAGTAGTCTGTCCGTCAAATGTCAATGTGAACGTGCCGGCTCCGGCATTGATAAGCGTGACACGCTGTACCTCGTTCGTAGCAGGATCGTCGTCACCCTGAGTGACTACGGCTACATCAACACGTGGTTTTGCCTTAGGCATTAGGCGGTTACCGTCAATTGAGAGAGTATCTACATTGGTACCGGCCAGATCGCCACCAAAGGTAACGGTCCACGCTCCGGCTGATCCACCGACAGTTACGCCGGATAGGCCGGGCACTGCACGTAAGCGTTCTTGTACAGTTGTGGTCGTGGCGTTGTACGCAATTGGTTGGGTAAATCGGTCTTTGTACCCCAGTATAAATGTACCGCCGGTTGCGACGACTGTTACAGTTTGAACTTCATTAGTACCACCATTAGAGCCAAGGTTCACGACAATAGCGTTGTCCTCTACCTCAACCGACACGTCTTGGCCGGCGGCAGTTGGAGCTACATATTGGATAGAAACATCATTGCCGGCAACGCCATAGTCCTGAGCCTCAAAGTCCAAGTCATTGTTACTGCCAGTGAGAGCCGTGCTAAGTGTAGCCTGAGCCGGTGCACCCTCAAACGTTAATCGTTTTACAACTCTCTTAATCGCTGCTGCTGCTTGTGCTCGGTAGTAAGCTCGTCGGCTATCTCTTACGTCGGACATAATATTTCTCCTTTACCATTGATTATATGCTTATGATTGTCCTGCGACAACTTTTGATCTAACAAGTGCTCCATACGGGCACCGGGTACACTTCACGGCGTCAAAGTCCTGCTCACTCGGATCATCCACTAAATTGTGCTCACCATTAGGGCAATACACCCCGTAAGGCTTTGCAGTATTTACAACACCGCTATCTGTTTGGCGTAGGTTCGTGCTGAACGAAGGCCTATCATCCTCCTCTATCGGAGTGTCGGCACCATCAAAACCCTCCATACCAGTAATAAGCCGGCCCTCCTCAGTGAGGCCGAACGATACACCGGTGATACTACGAGGGTCTTGTCTGCCTTTTCTAGCCACGCTGTTTACCTTCCTTGATCTCATCCTCGGCGGTTTTAATATCAGCTTGGAGTTGAGCCTCCTCGTTAAGGGCCGCATTGATGTCGTTCAACATCCACTCGGCACCCTGAACGTAGCCGGCCATAAATAAAGCACGTTTCTCAAAGGCTATAAACGCCTCCGGGCTATCCTCCCAGTTAATTGAGGACTGAGCGACACGCTTGAGCTTAATCATAGCCCTCATAGTGTTCTCTACCTCTGTCCACTCCGGCATTTCTACCAGAGTTTTGATGGCTTTTACGTGTTTAAGCCTCTGGGTAAGTTGGTTCAGCCGGTACTTCGGGTCCTCCGACCGGGACTGCCTCTGCGGTGGTTGGTTCTGTGGCATTGAGTCCGCTCCTTCCTTCTAGTTGATCTATTATTTGCTGTGCAACATCCAATTCTATATCGCCTTCATCAACGGCTTGGCGTATAGCATTGACTACATCCGTATTCTCTTGGGGCTCATTAGTACCGGCAAGGAACTGTTCAAACTCGGATATGCCGTACTCATCAGATAGCCACTCACCAATTCGTTCAAGGTCAAAGAATATAGGCTTTTGAGCCGGTATGTCGGGCTGTTGAGGCGTGACAGGTGCGGCAGGTGCTTGTCCGCTTGCCTGTGCTACTGCGGCGGCCTCTCCGGCTGCTGCGGCCTCCTCAGGCGTTGTAGCGGCTTGGCCGGTTTCTGGGTTCACCGGAGCATTGGCAGGGCTTGTAACTGGCTTACCTGTGGCCTGTGACGGTATAAGGCCGGCCTGTACAAACGAACGGTCCTGAATACTGAATATGTCCGTGAGCCACGACTTAGCGTTAGTGAGCCGCTCCTCTTTGGTTGCCGGCTGCATTGAGGCCTCATCAATAGTCGTAATCATATTGGCCGTAAAGTCGTCACGGGTAATTTTCATAGGCATACGACGGCCGCCCTTGTGTTGCTCAAGGACCATATCCTCATCTAGGAACTGGCGGTTGTTGCTTAGGAATATCTGGCCCATTGACTTGAGTGACTGCATAAAGTTGGACTTCATAAACGTCACGATCTCACCGGCGGCCTCTTGGAGCTTGCTAATACCCTCGGCAGTACCTTGAGTCTTATCATTGGCGTCGGCAGGTGTACCACCGGCATACGGGCTAATAGTACTGTTGGCAATGGCACCATCAAGCATATTCATCATAGTAGTAAAGAACGTGATGTCAGGGCTCGTAGGCGTTTCAAAGGATGGTTTGTTGCCTGAGTAGCGTATCTCACCACCCGGAGCGTAGTAGAAGTCGTAAATGGTAGTGGTAGTTTCGTGCATTAGGATACCGCCGTTACCTACGATATTGAGGTTGTCGGCGAACTGGTTAAAGATGTCATTGTAGGCATTGGCCATTGACTCGGTAACTTCAAAGATAGACTCACCCCAACAGTCGTGCGGTCGGCGTCGGATGTAGAAGTTGATAAGCGGATAGCGGCCGTGCCAGTACGGTTGTTTCTCCTCACGGATGTTTACCCAGTGGCTATTATCAGCACGTCCTGAGCCCTTTTTAGGCTTGCCGGTAGTCTTGGTCTTGCCGTCAATGGCGGCCTCGGCAAAGGTGCATAGGTAGATACCATCAGGTGTACGCTCGTAACACTCAAAGATGTCAAAGGAGTCAGTAGTTTCATCCAGTGAGTCCTGATCGTCGCTAGTTTCACCGATCAGTTGGTTACGGGACTGCTTATACTTGGTAACCTCATCACGAGTCTTACCAACAGGGGTGAGTTTCTCAATCTCATCCTCGTCATACAGATCACTACTGAGTAGTTCGGTACGTGTTTTGCCGGCGTGTTTAATAATGATCCAAGGTTTCTTTTGCCAGTTACGCTTACCGGGAGCACCGAATACGTCAAATACATTGAGTGGTTGGAAGTCGTTATAGCCAAAGTCTATCTCTGTTACGTCGTTCTTGGAGTAGTCAATCGTACCATCATCTTTTTTGATATGGTTGTATATCTTTTTAGTACCTGAGGTCCAAGGAGCAAGGCCAAAACCGGTACCACAGATAACGGCGTCACTGAGTGGATCAAACAAGCGGTCACGGATACTCTCATCAATCTCCGGATTGTCGTAGTCGTGCTCTAGTTTTAGGTTGGCCTTTTCAATACGCTTACGGTCCTCATCAGAGTACAGTTTGTCGTATATCTTTACTGCAAAGCCGGGCTTGAGGGCCAACAGTTTTGCAATGATCGTCCACGCTTTATAGGACATAATAGGGATAAATGCCTTGGATCGCCACTTGCCAATATTCTTGTACGTTTTGATAGCGTACATATGCTCATACCACTCTGAAAACTTCTTGAATAAAGGCTTTTGGTTGCGGTAGGCAATGTCAAAACGGTCCTGCCACGTTCCGGCGTCGGTAGTTCGGTACTTTTCATAACGGTCCTCTGAGTTATCATCACTATCGCTAGTGTCGTCAGTTTCATTGTAGCGTGTATTGTCTTTGACCATTGACTACCCTTTCATCTTGTAAGGTTGGCGGCAATACTGCCTGACCAATCGCATTTTCTCAAACATAACTTTCGCCGGTATATGACTGTGAGGCGTACCCATATCGTAGTCAAAGCGGTGCTGCTCCATATCCTCGTCGGCCGGGACCAGAAACAACAGTTGCTTAGTGGTGTACTTGCCGTTCTTACCGTGCGGTTGGCCAGTATCTAAGGCCTCTAAGAACATAAACTTAGTCATCAGGTAGGCGGCAAAGCCTTGATCTGCTGTTGTAAACTCTTTTTCCTCAGTCATTGTATCGGTTTCCGCCATTGTATTAAACCTCTTATGTAATTGTACTACGAAATGAGCCGTCCGGACGAGTCATACTCACGAGGTCGTGCCGGCTTAGTATTTAAGTGAGCGTCAATAGGTTGTCGGTATACGTTCCAAACGTAGTATTCAAAGGCCCTAGCACCGTGAGAGAACTTATCGTGTATAGGTATCTCATTGGACTGATTGACTGCGGTATCGGTCTTTTTAGGGTAACGGTAGTTTTCCAACACATCCACGAAACCACCGGCATTTTCACGGTCAATAAGCAGTCGGGGTATGTACTTGTGTGTTGCCCTAATCTGGCTAGGGATGTCGGGTATTGAGCTATAGCGTATAAATATACCGTTCTTGGCAAGCTCCTCAATCGGACTGGTGCCGGTGACTAGGTTACGGGCCTTGCCGGCTATATCGCCAGTGTGCAACGCTGCCTCACGCCAAGGTTGGGCCCGGAGCCATTGTACGAAGTGGCTTAGGTTAGCATTGGCCGCCTCGTAGTAGCCTATAACCCGTAGCTCACTGCCATTAGGCTGAATAACTACCAAAGCCGTAGGATCGTTTACACCGAAGTCCCAAGTAACGTGTACTGGCAATACCGGATCGTACGGTACATCCAGTACTTGCCTAGCACCGTCAAACTCCTCGTATACAACACCCTCAGGCTTAATGAACTCGGCCAGTATTTCCTGTCGGTAGGCCGCCTCACCAAGCTCCCGGTACTCAGCGATAAGGTCGTCAAGCTCCTCTTTATCAAGGTCCGGGTTGTCCAGTGACGTAAAGTGAAAAGACTTCCAACGAGGGTTTTGAGTCAGTCGGTAGATACCACGCTTACCCTTCGGCGTACCACTCGCAATAGCCGGGGCCTTGTGCACTATCAGGTTAGGACGAATAACATAAGCCCAAATGTCCTCTTTCCAGTCGTCGTACTCATCCATAACGACGGCACCCCAGTTAGATACACCACGAAGGGCCTCATAGTTGTCGGAGCCGGCTAACTGCACCCGGCCGCCGTTTTCAAACTCAATGTAAAGCTCAGTCTGATTGATCTTGTACCACATTTTAGTACGTCGCATTTCATCAGTCATACGCATAAGGTGGTCACGCCACACAATGTTTTTGGCCTGTTTAAGCTCAGGAGCAATGAACGGACACACTAAGCCGGTTTCTAAGGCCCGTTCAACCAACCACGATATGTCCAGTGAGGTTTTACGCCACTTACGACCGGCCCGGAGTACTTTGAAACGTGCCGGGTCCTCCATCACTTGCAATTGGCCGGCGTGAGCTCCGGTAGGTGCAAATGAGTTAAACTCTATTGCTCCGTCATCATCACTAGGCGTCTGCGGTTTCATCATCAGTTACCGTTTCTGCCTGTTTTACTTTTTTACGAACGATCTGAAACTTATGATTATAGTTGTCTACAATCTGTCGGTCCTGCCAACTAAAGTTATTCTTGAGGGCGAATATAGCACCAACGGGACTGCCCCCCCGGATGAGTCTACGCTCCATATCGGCCTCAACCCTACCCCTAGCGTCCTTTATCGTGTAAAAAAACTCAGACTTTTTCTCATAGTTCAATATGGAGGCACGAGTCAATCCTATCGCTACTGCCAGTCCTGACATTGTGTA